AGATTTGTGGGTCCAACTTTAGACTGCAGTGCTCGCATATTAGCAATCACAGTAGGCAACTCATTTGATGTTGCACCTTTGTATTGAGATTTTGTTTGCTGATTGACGTGAATCACCATGTAGTGACCCTTATTGGCACTACCGACATCTAGTGGATATCTTAAATTATTATATGTATTACTGCCACCAATTAGGCTTTGTGGTCCACCAAATCTTGTGGAATGTTGGACTGTATCGTAAACAGTATCTAAAAAAGACATTATTGACATATGAGTTCCTGAAGTTAACTACATATATTTATGTCATTTGGAAACAAAACTTACAAAGGATTTTTCAAACCAAGAAATCCATCAAAATACAATGGAAATCCCAACAACATCATTTATAGATCGAGTTGGGAAGTTAGAGTAATGAAGTACTTTGATGAACACCCTGACGTAATATGGTGGGCATCAGAAGAATTACATGTACCATATTATAGTCCAGTTGATGAAAAAATGCACAAATACTATCCAGATTTTATTGTAAAAATGAAGAAACGAGATGGAAAAGTGATGACTTATTTGATTGAAGTGAAACCATTCGCACAAACTCAACAACCAGTAAGAAAGAGGAAGACACAAAAGTTTATTAGTGAATCTATTACTTATGTGATAAATCAATGTAAATGGAAAGCGGCAGATCAATTCTGTCAAGAACATGGATGGGAATTCAAAATCTTAACAGAGAGAGAATTAGGAATTAAATAATTTATTGAACAACCTAACAGATATACTTATAAGACTTTACACCAATAATATTGGCAATAATGTCAATTAAAATAATTATTACCTAACATAAATAGAATCATGGCATACTTAATAGATCGATTAGAGCAAGAACTTGGAACGACTAACTACGAACCAGGATCGAGACGATCCAGAACTTGGTTACGTAAAAAGATCAAAGACCTTAAACCTACTGCTCAAACAGTTATGGCAGATAGGGAGAGACTCAAGAATTCTGCGTTTATTGGAGGTATGTACTTTTTCTATTATGATCCTAAGCACAAGAAAACTTTGCCATATTACGATACGTTCCCATTGGTTATACCAATAGAACAATACCCAGATGGGTTCTTAGGGCTGAATCTACATTACATTCACCCAAGGCAAAGAATTCTTCTGTTAGATTCTTTAAGTGCTTATAAGACTAATACAGCATATGATGAAAAAACTAAGTTAAAACTTAGTTACGATTTTCTAAGGAGAGCAACATTTGCATTTCAAGCAACTCCGTGCATTAAGAGATATCTCTTCACACAGGTGAATTCGAGATTCTTGGAGATAACTGCTAACGAATGGGATATTGCTATCATGCTACCTGTTGAGCAATTTGCAGGCGCAACATCTAATAAAGTTTGGAACGACTCAAGGAAAAAATTCTAATGGCATTTTCACCTAACGATTTTATATCGAATATCAACTCTAGAGGAGGTCTAACAAGATCTAATCTCTATGCGGCAGTTATTCCTATTCCAGTGTATATTGACAACTTTGTGACTTATAGTGTAACCGATGCCCTAGAAAATCTGGGTAATGATATTGTAAATTCATTTGTAGATCCAATAACAAGTTTTGTCAATCAAGCATTGGGTCGTGGTCCTATCAACGGACAATCGAGAACTGCAAGTGGAGATTTTTCTAGAAGTTTGGCACTATTATGTGAAACGGCCGAGTTGCCTGGAAAATCATTAATGACCCATGAAGCAAGAGTTTATGGACCAACATACAAAGTTCCATATCAAGCACAATACGGTGAAATGAATCTAACATTTCTATGTACAAACGATTTCAGCGAAAGAACTCTCTTCGATAGATGGATGGAAGCAATTCTTCCATCTGACACAAATAATCCTAGATTTCCAAAGAGTGATAAATCTAGATACATGACAAATATACAAATAATAAAATATGACGATACTGCTCAAGAAATATACATTATAGAATTGCAAGATGCATTTCCAACATCAATTGCTGCCCAACAGATGAGTTGGCAAGATGATGGGTTTCTCAGATTGACTGTTCAATTCTCATATCAGTTTTATAAAGTTATATTTCAAGGTGGTTTCAATCCATCGCAACAGAATCTCACTACATTTGGCTTGGGTAGATAATTTTTTAATGGAGTAATTATGGCATTACCTAAAATTGACGTACCGATTTATGAAGTTGAACTTCCATCAAATGGAAAGAAACTTAGATTTCGTCCATTTACTGTAAAGGAAGAGAAGTTATTTCTAATGGCATCACAATCTGAAGATCTTGATGCAATTTTCAAAACTATTATTCAAGTTTTAAATAATTGTATTCTTGATGATATTGACATTGAGAAAACTGCATTGTTTGATATTGAATATCTATTTCTAAATCTTCGAGCAAGATCAATTGGAGAAGTTGTAGAATTGACATATAAATGTAATAATGAAGTTGATGCTGGCGAAGGACAAACTAAAACTTGCAACAATGTGGTAAACATAGATGTTAATATTTTAGAGATTAAGCCATCAATCAATCCATCTAAAGATAAAAAAATACAACTTACAGATAAGTTGGGCATTGCAATGAAATATCCAACTTTAGCAGTTCTAGAACTCAATAAGAATAAAGAAGATGAATTGGATATCATCATTCAAATGATAATTGATTGTATCGACTATATTTACGATGAAGAAAATATATACTACGCTAAAGATAGTACAGAAGAAGAGTTAATGGAATTTTTAGACTCTTTACAATCGAAAGAACTTGATAAGGTTAAAGATTTTTTTGAAGACTTACCAAAGTTAGAGAAAGATTTAGATTTCAAATGCAACAAATGTGGACATGAAGAAACTATTAAGTTAGAAGGCATACATAATTTTTTCGTGTAATTTTTAGTCATGATAATCTAGGTAACTTCTTTCAAACTAATTTTGCTTTAATGCAACATCACAAATATAGTTTGACAGAATTGGATAATATGTTACCTTGGGAAAGAGATGTTTATGTTAGTATGCTTATGAAATATTTGGAAGAAGAATCTGAGAGAATAAAACTATTAAATCAACAGAGAAAATAGATGGCAACATTAGCCGATGTAATACGAAAAAGAAGACAATCTGGACAAGGGGTGGGAAAATCTCTTGCTGGAGGTCTAAAAGAGAAACTGAAAGAAAAAGTTGATCTCAGAAGATTTCTAGATCAGAATGGCGTAATAACTGCTTTATTTCCGAAAATGAAAGCCTACAAGGCTTCAGGTTCGAGAAGTGTTGGCTCAGAGTTGCAAAAAAGAAGTGCCGAACTTACAAGTAGTTCATCTTCAATGTCCAGTGTCACACTGAATAGAATACAGGCTGATGCTAAAATAACTGCAAAAAATAGTATGGTTCTACCAGCTTTGGCTCGTGATATGAATATCATGCGTCAGAATATTGCGAAGTTGTTGAAAGAGTTTGGTGTCAAACCAACATATCGTGCGGATAGTTTCTTCAAAAGAAGTGGAGAACGTGAGATTGAATATGAGAGTAAAGTTAAAGAAACTGCAACACAAATCACAGGTGGTGTTGAGAAAAAAACTAAAGACGAGTCTGGTGGAAGTTTACTAGAAACAATAGGTAAAATTTTACTATTCGCAAAATCTCTTGGTACATTATTCACTACAACTATAGGAAAATTCGGAAGAGTTTTGGTTAATGTGTTAGGAACAACACTGAAACCTATAACAACAATATTGAAGACTGCTTTGTCTGGAATCATGTCTCTAATAGTTCCATTCATTGGTAAAATTTTTAGAAGTGTTTTGAGTATATTCAATTTGACAAATTTTTCCAAAATAGTGGGCAGATTCTTATTGGGTGTAGCTGGTACAGGAATTATCGCCTCAGCGTTGGCAACGGTTGCGGCAACATATGGTTTAAATGAACTTTCGAACGCAATTAAGCAGAAGAGTTTAGATAAGTTTACTGCTGATCCTATGCAAGCGGCAACTAGTGCTATAGAAAATGAAGAAGCTGTCGGAAAAACATTATCAAATCTCACAGGTAATGGCACCGCTGAGGTAGAACAGAATTATGTCGCTTCGGAACTGCAGAAAGCTGATCCTAAATTAACCGCTGGTCAAGCAATCAATAGGGCTAAAGAGATTCTCAATGATGGAGCATCTCTAACCGATGAATATGGACAAGTAACTCCAGGTGCTGTGAGTGGCACGCCATTATCTCAACTCGAAAATAAAATCAAAAATGATGCTAAGATGTTGGCTACTACTGGAAAACTTCCTGCTCAGATTGTGCAGAAACCAGATCAAGATGGTGGAGTAACTCAAGGACTAGAACCTACAATATCTAAAGCTATACCTATGGATCAAGATGGTGGAGTAACTCAAGGACTAATGATTCAGTCACAAAGTCAAGAAAATAAACAAAATATTGAAAACATGGGTGAAGATGTTAACTCTGAAACTGTGATTGCACCATTACAACAGGAAAACAATTCTAGTATAGAAACGAGTTCTGGAAAGATTCCAAGTGCTGTGAATGATGACATTGTTTATTATTTTGGTGGAGGTGGCAATAGTGTCTACGCTTAGTTCACTTATAGCAAAAAGAAGAAGTTCTGGACAAGGTGTCGTCAGTTCGCTATCTGGAAGTTTGAAAGATAGACTGAAAGAGAAAATCGATCCAAGAAGAGTTTTCAATCAGAGTGGTGTAATAACAGCACTGTTTCCTGGTTTAAAATCTTATAATGCTTCTAACAAAGTTTCACCGATACAAAATAATCTAAATGAACCTGAACTTCAAGATCTGTCTAAAAGTATGACAATTGTTGCGAAGCGGACTAGTGTTTTAAAAGATATTTGTCGTGATGCTAGAAACATGTCTACGAATCTGAAGAAGTTTATTACATTGATTGGCAAGCAACGAGCGGCAGAAAAGCCAGATGCTTTTTTTCTACAAGCAAATGAGAGAGAAAAGCTATATGAAAATACTCAAGGGGGTGCTAAATCAAAATCTCCCGAACGAGAACCTAGAAAGAAAAAGAAAATGAGTGGATTGATGGGAACACTCATGACAGTAGGACTCGCAGGAATTGGTTATCTTGTATATGATTTTATGACGAAAGGTGGAGATTCGATTGTTGCTAAAATTTATGATCAAATAGAGAAAAAGTTTATACAATTGAAAGATGATTTTATGAGTTACATTAAAACTACAATAACTCCAAACTTAGAAAAGTTCTGGGAAAATATTAGTAGTTTATCTGCTGATAGTTTGGACGAACTTAGTGATAAAATTATAGATGGACTATCAATTGAAAATATATTCAAATCTTTAGGTGGCGAAGAATCTACTATGGATTCTATATTAAAAGAAATTAGAAAAACAACAGACAACTATAAGAAGAAAATGTCAGATTCATTTGATAATTTTTCATTTTTTCCTGAAGCTAATGCGGCTATTATGCCTTCAGCTATGTTGAAAAGTTCACAAAAAAGTACAAATCTAATGGGTGCTGTTGGTGTGTATGGTAGTGATAGCGTGATGGATAATACTCAAGTGCCATCATTACAACAAGCATTACTTAAAAGAGAATCCAGTGGAAACTATCGTGTAGTAAACACTATTGGTTATGTTGGCGGTTATCAGTTCGGTGCGGCAGCATTGGAGACTTTAGGATACATCAAAACTGGTGCATCTAAACGAGGCAATCGTGTTCTGAAGGATCCATCTGTTTGGACAGGAAAAAATGGCGCTAAGAGTTTAGATGATTTTCTATCAAATAGTTCATTGCAAGATATAGCATTCCAAGAAAATGTTAAATTCAATGAAAGAGTGTTGAAGAATCTTGGCGTAATCAATAATCAAACAACAGAAAAACAAAAAGCTGGTCTATTGGCGGTAGCACATCTACAGGGCGCAGGTGGCGCTAGAGATTTTGCTCGTGGCATAAACAAAGCAGATGCATATGGCACAAAATCTTCAGAGTATTTTAAACTTGGTTCTTCAGCGACATCAATCAATGAAATGTCTCAAACACTTAGTATGAATGAAAATCTACCCAAAACGAAAGTTAAAACTATAGTAGTTGCCACAAATAGAGAAAATAATACAACAATTATCAGAAAACAAAATACAGATACTCAAAAAGATTATACTAAAAATATGATTGGCGACAACTCGTAAAAAACCCCACCGAAGTGGGGCGTTTTGCTTAGTCAGATTCTGCTAGAGATTTAAAATAATCTAAATCATCATCTTCTGTTGCAGTGCTTGCTTTACTGAAGACTTTTAAATCATCTTCCTTAAAAGTGTCTGCTACTTCAACATCTTCAGCTTTAGTTCTCAAGTTAATAGCACCCTCAAGACCCAATGCTTTGTCGAGACGCTTTTTCAAATCATCATAAGATTTGAAGTTCGATTTCTCTAAGAACTCTTTGAGTGAGTGTTCAGATTTCCAAAGAGCCTCAAGTTTAGCATCGTCACCATCCAACAAAGAAGATGCGTCAGAAAACTCACTCTTATCATAATTGCGATAACCTTCAACTTGACGAATCTTTAATTTGAAGTTTGCACCATCCCACAAATCGAAAGGATTAATTGGTGTCTCATCTGCAAATTCTGGGTTCATCGCCTCAGTAATCTTATCAAAGATTTTCTTACCGAACTTATATAGTTTAACCTGACCCTCATTCTCAGGATGTTTAGGGTCACTCACAATCAGAATAT